TCGACTTTTTCTGGTGCTTAGCGCGTCCCATTTCTTCTTCAGTAGCTCCTGCTTTTTCAATACCCGCGTTTCGCGCTGCATATACTTCTCGCATAAGCGCAAAGCGTCTATCGTACCCACCCAAATCACCCGACTCGACGCCATAGTAGGATAAGAGCTCAACAGCCAAACGGTGGAAACCCCCGTAAAAAGGGTTAAAACCGTACTTACTCCACCAATACATCTTTAGGGCTTCATTCTGGTTGTGATAAAGCATCTTCTTCTGAACCATGGAATCCACAGGCTCGATAATGAATGTACGAATCTTCTCGTTCATTATATCAACCAATGACTTCCACTCATGTTTCGGAGCCACCTTATAGATAGGAATTCTATCCACTCCAAGCGCCATCTCATCGAACTGCGGGTGCTGCATAGCGGCACCTTTAGTCCGATAACCCATGATACTCCACGGAATACCAGGTGCTCTATCAAGAACCACCATGGTTTTCGCGACTTCAAGGGGAATGGTATGTTGGATTGCGACTGTGGACATTTGACTATCAACGAAAGCAACCGCAACGGGCCAGAGTGGATCCTCTCTAAAATGTAGATCCGCCACATAGTCATATTTCTTTATTGCTGCCATGACATTGGCAGCGTTAGCATTTACTCCACCATAAATTGGCTCCTTGCCAAAATATTTTTGTTGTCCATCAGGATACAAGTGATAGAACTGATGTTTCTGTATAGAAATCCCAGAGTGTTCCGGGAGAATGGTTTTCGACGCCAAATAGCCAACCGATTTGATATGTTCAAATGGTTTACATTTAGTTGGCGCCTTCATCACATACTCCGGGATCTTTGGGACTCCTTGTAGAGAGACTCTCGATTCCTCACCAAACATAGCAGGAGGCAATTGATACCCCCAGTTGTTCAACCCCTTCCCAACACCATTGGTGCCAGCATGAATTCCTTCTAGGCGGAGTGCACCAAGCATGGAAAACAAACCACTTCCGCATGACCCATTGAGGGTGCTAGCATTGTGGTTTATGAGATTTCCATTTGCAGATGCCTCACACCCAACTGAGATCCACGTTCCGACACCTTTGTCCCCAACATTCCCTGGCATATAGCCACAAATGTGTAGAACAGGTGAATTACTTGCCTTTCCAATAGACACAACAGTTCCGGATAGGCCTGCTTCAGCGTTAGATATCCACATCACGTCCCAACCCGTTTGCGTGAGCCAGCCCTTTTGGGACTTACCTCTTTCGTAGATGGCTGGTTCGGTCAAGAGTAGAGTTTTTCCATTCTTGTCCGTGATAACACAACCTCCGAGAGATTTGTTCCCATGATGGGCATTGCACACGATGATACAACCG